GGTCTTGTCTGCACCAAAGTCCAAGACTGCAATTGCTGCGTCTGATTTGCTGCTGTCGTATATCAGTGCCCCGCGAGCCGTGATGGTGGCGGTAGTCCAAGAAATGTCACTAAACGTAAGCCATGCGGTAGTGCCGTCATAGCTAATAGCATTCCCCGATAGTGGTTTACCTCCAGGGGAGTACCCCGTTCCAATCACTTCACCAGAGGATGTGTAAATAGTTGTTGCCGCACTTAACGTAGCTGAACTAGTGTACAACGCAATTTTCATTGTGTCGGCTAGCGGAGCATATGTCCCCGTCAAAAAGCCAACCTTGGCTGAAGTGCAGAATGCTTGGGTGATAGCCATGATAATTCCTTAAATAACTTGAGTGCGGACTTGCCCGCTGCGATACGCATCCTGACGCAACTTACCGTCACCCAGGTTCTTGAGAAGAGTCAGCGACTGCTTGTAAGCATCAGCGTACAGCGCAACCATGTCAGGTTCACCCTTCATAAACCGGATAGCTTCAACCATCACTGCATTAAACAGCGCAGAGTCAAAGTTGTCACCAAGCCAGGAAGTGCTCGCTGTAACAATGGAGACAGGGTAGTAGAAGTAGTGAAGCTCTGCCACCAAACCCGCGCTGGGTGTCGGGCCAAGGATAAGCGTTAGCTCTTGCAGGGTTGAGCTATCAGGCCCAAACACCGCGTAGTACTTAGGAGTGCCTGTGTCCGTTGGGATTGGATAGGCTTCGCGGATAAAGTTGACATCTTTGTTGAGAAGGTATGTGTACGCCCCAAGAGCGTCAACTACAGCAAGACTAAAGACTGACAAGAAGTCATAGGGCAAAGCAAGATACTGATTAGTAGCCGTAAGACTACCAGTCACATTTTTACGCAAGGAGGGCAACTGCACCGAGTTGTAAATCTTTTGCTCAGCCAAATCCGTCATAGTGGCGAAGTCAGTGGCAGTAAAAGTATTCTCGCAGTAATCCTCTACTGCGGCTTTCAATTCGGTGTAGTTCATGTTTTAAGCCATTGGCCCACGGGACATAAAGCCCCGAGTAGCAGCGCCAGCGCCACGCATTTTGATGCTAGTGGTCTTGGTAGGCTCATTGCCTGCCGACTTGCTAAGAGCACCCAAAGATATATCAAGGGTGTCAGCTTTACTGCGGTTTGGCCCTTGACCAGGGTTAGTTTCCGCTAAGACTGCTTTACCCGTCATGGTATGGGGTTTAGCGTAGACCGCTGCATCCCCAACTTCCTTGCCGCCCATCTTCTTACTAAACTTAGCCATGATTAGTCTCCTTGGTTTTTGGCGCGGGACATGTTGCGGCCAAACTTCATGCGGTCGTCAGTAGTGGGACCACCCTTCTTCAACTTCAAAGATGTGCCTTTACCGCCTCCGTGTTTCTGCGCGTCGTGTTGTTTAAACGCTTTCTTGATCATGGACTTATCTTGAGCCGTATCTGATTTCATCATAGTTCCTTACGTTGTGCTTACAGTGACAGTGCCGATTGATCCAACGGCAACAAGAGGGTTAGGGGTTAGCTCCGCAGTAAACAGCCTAGACCCGCCAACAGGATTCCAGCCCCAATAAATAATTCTGCTGCCTTCACCTAATGACCCATCAACAAGCAGTCCAGAAGTAACGTAGCTACGATCAGGCCTAGGGTTACGAAGAGCTTGGGGATCATCAACCGGGTACATCCCCAAAAGAAGCTGCGGATGATCTTGTTCCCAGCACTCATTACAGACTAGGATGTTAACCTTTTTAGTCTTGATTACAAGCTCTTTTAAATCCTTGAGCTTAAAACGGAAACCACACCGGTCACATTCCGATATAGCCCGTTTACCTTGAGTAAACCTGTTACCCATGATTAGCCAATAAACTGTTGCCGGGGGACAAACCTTACTGCGGCCTTCTCCCGGTCCTCACCAGCCGCTAACTCCCAGGCAGCATCATACTGAGCCTGGAGCATTTGATTGCGTTCTAGACCCCCTGGAACCTTCAGAGAGAGGTATGCCGCTAACCCAGCAATCATGCAGGGCAGGAACCGGAACGGTACGTCCATTGTGTTTACACCGCCACCCGCATCTTGAATCCGACGCAGCCTCCAGTACACAAAGGTGTAGGTCTGGGAGTTGTCAGGTGTGGGCCAGACAGTGATCGTGGGCGTAGGCGAGATCCGGTCAATGTAGACCTGAATGGGCCTAGCCTGGGTCAGCTTGTTGGGGATCGTAGCGTAGGTAGAAACACTAATCCGCGTGATGTTTAAATCTGCCTGCGTGGAAGCGTTACCTGCTCCGGTGCGGATAACGTGCTCCATGAGATCAACCGTGTAGATTGGTAGGTTATACGTCGCCGTGCCTGGAACAAGAGTAATAGACCCTTGCTCAATAGTCCACATGTTAATGCCACGGTTAGCCCAGTCAGCAAACAGTAGGTTAAGGCTTCTACGAGCAGTGCGTAAGTCATAGCCAGTCCTAAGCTCTGCACCACAACGCTCAAAGGCTTCCTCAACGATCTCGCTGAGGTCTAGGTTGAATGCTTGAGTGCCAGAGGTTGCCATTATCTAAAGCCTGCTGTTTTCTTTGCTATGCGTTTAGGCTGCGCTACAAACTGTTTGCCTGCGGCCTTGCCCATACGCTTTGCTTTGGTTGTAGCAGCATACTCAGCAGGACTAAGTGATTGTATTGCCTTTGCTGGCAAATACCGCTCACCTGTTTGGGATGAAGGCTTACCGGACTTGGTCTGCCATTTCTGGTCCCCCCAGTCCTTCAGCGATTTCTGCGGGGCTTTCACATTAGTCCCTGTATCCGCCACCCGAAGCTTTGTACTTCTTTGCAACAAGCTGGGCTTTACGGGCTGACCATTGTCCCGCCCCTGTACCTTGAGTAGCTGCTGCCTTCACACTCGACACAATCTTTTTACGCAACTCAGGCTTAGTGTAGTTGCCTGCTTCATTAACAGTTGATTTAGCCTTGGTTGCCATTTAGCACTTCCATGTGTTCTTCTTTGTACTTGTCCCATTCGGGGGCATCTACAGATGCGTACAAATATTGCGCCGCAAACTCTAACAGAGTAGGATCGTCTCTAAAATGCCCGAGCCCCCTATTACAGTGCCCACATAACAGTCCTCTAATCTTACCAGTGTTATGGTCATGGTCAATGACTAGCTTCTCATTAGCCCCACAAATAACACATTCGGTTATCTCTGCTTTAAGTTCTTTAAGCCCTACATCAGAAATAACATCGCGGAATTGCCCCCTGCAAATTTCATTCCTATAGACCGCTCGACAGTCCCTGCACCAAGAGTCTAATCCGTTTTTCTTCTTGTTGTGCAATGGAAAAAAGACAGGAGTTCCCTCTTTCTCAACCTTACAACGAGTACAGGTCAGCATTTCCATACGCGCCTTGCTTTGTTTAAGCGGCTTTCAGGGTCTTTAGCTGCTTTGGGGAACATTTTAGCTTGCCCTGCCGATCTTGCACAGAATGACTTCTTGCGGGGACCACCTTCTGGCTGCGGGGCTTTCAGTCCAGGCTTACCCGGATTGGCTCTATTGTAAGATGCCCGTCCAGCAGCGTTTAAACCACCACTTTCAGACTTGCCTTCTGCCCTTTGCCACGCTGGGGTAACCGACCCGCCTTCAGCAAACATCTCAATGTCGGTATTGTCCCGACGCTGAACCCGTTTAACTTTAGGCATCTTAGAGGGGTTAATAGCCCCCATGCCCCGGCTGGCTATCATTTAACACCGCCCTTGCCTGCCTTTTTAGCCAAGAACAGTTTATCAACCATTTCTATCCGCTGCGGCTTGGTTGTCACTTTGTTAATGATACCTAGCCGTTTGGGTTTACTTGCAGCATAGAACCCAGCCTTTTTCAAAGTTTGAACTACCTGCTTGGTTGCCATGATTACCTCATCATTCCACGGGTCTTACCCCGCTGGGCACAGCCATCACCCCGGCTAGAAGCAGAGACTGACCCGCCCTTAGCAAAGGCTTTAGTCTTACCGCGCTGGGCAATACCGTCCCGGCCAGTAGAACCACCTTTGGCATAAGCTTTAATCTTGCCGCCATGCTTCATGCCCCCTTGGCCCTCTGCCATCATCTGATCCTGTGGCATAGGGACTTCAGGCGGCGGGGCTGTAGGAGCTTGCATACCAGCAATCCCCATTCCCTGCCCACCTTTAATTGCAGCATTCATGGGAGCGCCCATGCCTTGCATACCAGGGGCTTTGTACTCCCCCTTTAGCTGGGAAATAGCATCTTGCAATGAGTAGTTGTTTGTGTTGGGGTTTAAACCAACAATAGACCTCATCATGCCCGTTGCTTTTTCCTTGTTTGCCGCTTCATCAGTTTCGGGCAAACCAACAGCATTACGCATTGCGTTTACTTGTGCCGCACTCCCGGAGGGAAGCTTGGTAAAGTGATTAGCCGGCGTAACGGATGAAGAAATCCCCACCGCATTTTGCATTGCAGCAATTTGCTCCGGGCTACCAGAAGGAAGATTGGTAAAGTGGTTTGCTGGAGTCCGTGTAGTTGACGGGGCAGCAGAGCCACCATCATCTTCAAGTTGTCTACGATTAGAACGGCCACGATTCATAAAGTTGTTCATAATTACCTCATCATTCCACGAGTTTTGCCACGTTGAGCGCAGCCATCACCCCTACTAGAAGCAGAGACTGAGCCACCAGAGGCGTAACGTTTTACGTTGCCACCACGGTTAAAGTCGTTGTAGTCATCTGTTTCTTTAAAACTAGACTTTTTACGGGGCGACTTGTCTTTAGCGGCATCAAACGGGTTCTTCCCTTTGGGACCAGACGAACCACCCGTCTTCGGACCTTTAAGGCTTGCCATGAACTCAGCTGCATCTTTCTGTGCAGCAGTCCTGGGACCACCAACACGCGGAGTAGCGCCAGATATAGCACCTTGAGCTTCTTGATAAGTTAGCCGTTTGGCTTGTTCAGTCCCAAGACGCTTTACCGGGGTGATGTTTTTTGCAGAGCCTTTGCCAAGGAACGTTACAGGCGTTTCGTAAGGAGTAAGGGCACGGCTAGCAGATCCAACTTCAGCAGCCTTGGCACCGCCTTTTAGGGCGTTTAAACCGTACTTAATGGCCTTGCCGCCTGGGATCAAAAGCTCTTCTGGGTAGAAGCCTTCAATTGCATCTTTCCCAGGCTTGGAGATCCGCTTGTAGTCTTCTTCCGCTTTCTCTCCGGTCTTGTAGTCCCGAACAGCAGTTGGCTTGCCGGTGGCTTCTCTGCCTTGGCCGGGGTACTTAGTTTCCGCTTGTGGCGAAACATCATCCTTACGAACTGTGTCTTTTTGCGGGGCTTTAACAGGCGTGGGTTTGTTTACTGTAGGTTTAGCTACGGTTGCTGCTACTTTATTAGGGGTGCTGTCATCCGACCTATTACGTTCAGGCGGCAAATCTTCCCCACGATCTGCATAGCTTGGAGGCTTTGCTACAGGCTTGTCTGCTTCTTTAGCTGGTTCAGGTTTAAACCCCTCCTCCGGTTGCCGTCTAATAGCTTGACGCTCTGCCGCCGCAGGCATATTAGCAACCTTACCCCGGCCAGCACCAAACTTTTCATAGGCTTCTGATCCAGGCTTGTCAATGTTGCCCATCATCAAGCGTTTAAAGAAGCCTACGTCTTCACCCTTTGAAGCTTTAAGGCCAGCAGCTTTGTCAGATGCTTCAGTTTCATTTACGGGCTCTACGTCCATGATTTCACCGCCAGAGGCATAACGGTGTTTAATAACTCCACCACGCTTCTTGCTATCAAGACCCATTGGCGGTTCTTTCATCTTGCCACCTGAACGGCGAAGCTTCTCTTCTGTAAAGATGTTAGCGTCCCGTGGGTCAGGCTTAGGAGGAGGAGGGGGGGTGTATTTAAACCGCCCCTGCTTCTCAGGAACATACTTCTTGTCCGGATTTTGACCGTCCGGGGCATCCCCCGTCATTGCATTTACAGGTTTTGCCATGATAGTCCTTAGCAGCCGCCGCCAGATTTCATTTTGATCTGCGTTGCTTTTGTATTGCCCTTACGAGCAACTCCATCAGCCTCTTTGGTAAATCCACCCTTAGCCATACCGACCATCTTCATGCCCATTTTGGGCTTGCCCTTAGCTTCTACAGCTTTCCCAGCTTTTTTAAACTGAGCGAATGGGTTAACACCTTTGGTAGCCATAGTATCACCGCCTTTAGCGAACTTGCGGCCTTTGTCAGCAGCGCTGAAATCTCGGCCTACAGATTGAGGAACACCCACCTTCTTAGCAAAGAAAGGGTTGTTGGCAATAGCCGCCATGAAGTTATGCTGCTTTTTGCTTGTGCTAGGCATTACTTGTCTGCCTTGTTCTCAAGCCGATCAAAGATTTTACCTAGCATATCTTTGATTTCTTTGAGGTCTGACCGGTAGTCGTCCCGCGTGACATACGTCTTTGGTAGCTCAACAGACAGTTTAGACAAGTCTTCTTTCAAATCCTTGACCGCTGTCCAAAGCTCACGAGCAAGCCATCCAAAGACAGCACTGGAAACGCCCAGTCCTACGTTAATAAGATGCTGGGATTCCATGCTTTATCCGTAAATTACCGTGACACCTATTGGGACAACCGATACTGAGGTGTACCAAACTCCGTTAGGGAAGAGAATACCTTCCCCCGGCAAGATGATGTTGGTGGTGTTAGAGTTAGCGCCCGTGTCAAGTTCTAGCAGGACATTCCCACCAGAAGCGTCAAGGAACTTAGCCGTTCCAGAGCCCGCCCCGCCAGTAACAACCACTGATTTTAAACGGGTCCGGCCTGAAACCATAGCTAAATTAGTCTGAGCCCCATTAGCATGGGTTGACTTTACATCAGTTTGCATCATGGCAATGCCCCCTGATTAGCTTGCTGCGCCAGCAGTACCGTCAGCGTTACGCACAATGTACTCAACCGTAACAACAACTGATCCAGCCGTTGCATCAGCCGTTGCGGCCGTAAACGTCCCAAAGATAATTGCGTCGGTAGTGCCAACGTTGTTGGTTTTGGCTGCTTGGGTAGCTGCTGCAATAGTGGCGGGTGAAGTCTGAACTGCGGTTGCTCCGCTATTGACCGAGGTCATGTAGAAGTTGCTCGTACCAGAAGTACCAATGACCACGCCGCAGTTGGTAGCGCCAGTCAAAGCAACAGGCACTTCAATGTCAAAACGCAGGATTTTTGCGCCAGCAGGGATGGTAAACATCTGCTGAGCCGCAGGAGTCGCCAAGATAACAGCGGTCGCCGCTGTGTAGCTCTGAGCAACAATAGTTGCGCCAACGTTGCGGATCAAGCCTGCGGTCGTGCCGGTCGTGTCTTTGACAGTACCGAGCAGCCAGGGGCCAAGGTGGGTAGCTACAGCCATTTGATTTTCCTCACATGCGAGATAAGCAAACCAGTCTGCATGTCGCCCGCCCGGAGCGGTCTGGTTCACCGGTAGTCCGGGTTACTTTGTTTATATCATAGGCTTTGTGGGAATGCAAGAGCCATAGAGTCATTTGGCAGGATGTTTGACTTGGCTAGGTTTTCCCGGCGCGTGATGACCTGAAGGTTCCACGGTACATGCAAACCACAAACAACGTCGTTTCTTAAAGGCCAGATGTGGTCTACAACGTACTGCTCACCTGTGACTTTTGTCATGGTGATGGCTATTTGATACAAAGAACGTATCTCAGATTTCTGCTTAGTA